CAGCCTGCGACAAACATGCTTTTGTGTGCCGCTTCAGCCTTGTTAATCTCAATCTGACCCTTGGCAAGCTCTTGGGCGTGTCGCTCCGACATCGTCGCAATCTCGTGCGCGAGCCTCGCTCTTTCGTCCGCATCCGGTATAAACTTATCCAGAAGCCCCGTAACTGGGCCAATCAACGCTTCTAGCATGACGCCTCCTTAGAATGTAGACAGTGCGACCCTTTTCCATGTATTAGTTGCGACACAAACATATATGTAGTCTGTGTCATAGGCTATCTCACCCTT